CTGTCGGCCGACTGAATACAGCGCCATTAGCGAAAGGAATTGGTTGGCTGGCTATTAGCCTAATCTGGACAGCACCCAGAGCCGCCACAATGGCCGCCAAGGCCGCCCCAAAGATTCCGCCTTGTGCCAAAGCCTTGGTGATGCCTTCGGCCACATTGATAGTAGCCTGAATCAGAGAGGCTGCTTTCTGCTGTTTAGCCGCTGTCCTCTGAACTGCCTGCCTCTTGATATCATATTCAGCATCCAGGGCTTCAATAGCTTTCTGCTTTTCCTCTTCACTTTTGGTTGATTTTTTTATAGCATCCAATCGCTTCTTATATTCGTTATTTAGTCTAATTTCCTCATTTTTCTGATACTGAGATGAAATCCCGCCGATATAAGAATACATCGCTGACCAGGTCTCCTGGACTCTATTCACTACACCAATTGAATTCTCCCCAAAGGACTGAAGGGCATCAGTCCAGGAAGATGCTGCTCCATTGATGGTTGGCGTCAGGCTCATAAGCATATCGCCAATTCCGGCAGCTGTCGCCTCAAGCTTTGTCGGAACTATAGAAATAGTCTCGATTATTGGCTGAAGTGGATTAAGTTTCCCAAAGGCAATGGCGGCAGACATCAGGTTTTCAAAGCCAAGCGTCCCTTGATTGACAGCCCTTGTAACATCGGCCATCAATTGCCGCTGCTCTCTCATCTTCGCAGCAGCCGGATCTGAAGTGTCAACAAACTGCTGAAGCCTTTTCACCAGCTCTTCTTTTGCTTTGGCAGCTGCCTTGTCAGTTTCTGTGGTAGCCTTTGTAACCGCCCCAACCTGGCTTGTCTCTTTGTCAAGCTGCTTCAAAATATCGGCCGCCCCTATCCCGCTGGTTATGATTTCCCTGAAGGCCTTTTTCGCATTCTCGCCATAGACACCAAGGGCAAGATTTTTTGCTAATTGAGAGGTTGAACCATTGAGTTCATTCCAGGCATTCAGCAGTGTTTCGCTTAGTGCCGCCGTTTCTTCTAAAGAAGCACCGGTTGCCAGCATTCTTTGAGTGACCAGGCTTGAAATTTCGCTGAATCCGCCAAGCTGTTCTGTGAGCTTATTCCAATCCCTCTCTGTTTTTGAAACTGAAGAAGCAAGGCCAGAAACTTTCTGTCTCAGGTTTTCCAGAGTATCAATAGCCTTGACGCCGAAAGATACTAAGCTCCCTATCATATCGCCAATGGAAGAAGTGAAATCAGCAATGACCGGAGTCATTCTTTCTATTATGTTTCGCACTTGGCCAAGGGCGTTTCTGAGGCCTTCGCTTTCGGTAATCCCATATCCGGCCGCCTCAAGCATATCATTCCAGACATTTTTCAGCTGAGCCAGTGTCCCGCTATAGGTTTTGGTTTCTTCTTGAGCTCGGATATACAGATCTTCGAGTTTACCTAACAGCTGGGCTTGCTTTTCTTCAATTGAAAGCGTCTCGTCAACCTTGATACCATACCGGCTCAGGGCCCCGAAGTTTCCTTCCATTGCTTTCTGAACCAGCAGGGCCGCTGAATTGACATCGATATTGAGTGTCCTGGCCAGTCCGATGGCTCCCTTCGTTGCTCTCTGAATTCCCTCTACATCAAGCTTGGTCATCTGGGCCAGAAGTGTCTGAATAGAGGTGACCGCTTCATCATTGATTATGGTTTCTTTCTGAATAGCTGAAGAGAAGGCCAGCATACTGCCTGTCAGGCCAGGAGTGATTCTTCCTGTGCTTTCAAGGGCAACTCTCAGGTTGTTGGCGGCATTCTCACCTTCAATCGCATTTGCCACCATAGCAGAGATGCCTTTTTTCAGCCCCTGGAAGCCAAGGTAAGCACCCCCAACAGCGGCCGCCAATTTCAGGGCCCCAGAGCCAAGACTTGAGAATCTCCCCTCTGTCTCTCCACCAGCCGAAGTAACGGACTTACTCTCAGTTTCTACTTTTTTTAGCGATCCGGCCAGAGATTCCAGCTTTGCAGTCGCCTGCTTGTCATCGACCTGGACTTCAAACTTGATTACGGCCATTGTCTCTCTCCGCTATTTCTGCCAGAGTTTTCTGGATGAAAAAAATTTTTTGGAGTAATATCTCATAATCGCCTATTGAATCAAAATCTATTCTGGAAATATAATCTCGAAGTAGTTCATCCCGCCCGAATAGCATTGATGCCATATGCCACAAGCCCAGGTCTTCATTATCAAGTGGTGGTGGATTCTGGGAAATGTGAGGAGTGGAGCCTACATCTTTCCAGTCGCAGAGCTTTCCCCAGTCGTAATACCACTCTCCAAATCTCCGGACTTTGGAAAGAAAAAATCGGGGTTTCCCGCATCCTCGATAATACATAGAACCAGCGGCTTTTTTCTGTCGGCCACCATCTCACCACCGATTGTCAGCAGGATTTCCCTGGCCTGAGAGAGGGGGAGCTTGTTTTCCTTTTCGTCAGTCAAGTCCCAATCAAGGATGGCCTTCGTGGCCAGGTCAAGCAGGAAAACCGGATCGAAAGATTTTTCTACATCTGCCTTGGTCTGAACAGCCTCGAATGGGCTGAAATGTTTTAACTGGACAGATAATTCCGGCGGGTCAAGGTATTTTGTCTCAAGCTTGTAGAAAATCCAGTCAGACTTCGCCTGGTATTTTCTGAAAATTGCCATATCAAACTCCTTAATGAAATTGTTTATCCGAGATAATCAGTTGTCCGCTTGTTAATCAATGTCATATAGGGCACGGCTTCGTCCATTCCCGTCGGTGCAGTAGATACGGCTAATCCTAAAAATTCCATATCAGCAGAAATAATATCCTCATATTTTGCAGTTACTGGCTTGATTACTAGGCAAGGGAAATAGAAAGTGAGTTTATAATAAGCAGCTGGTTCGGAGGTGATAATCGGCCCGGTTATTTCTAATTTTGCTTTCTTTTTTGTCCCAGCAACCTGATCTGCTATCAGACTCGAAATGCTTGAGCCATATTTAGGGAACCCAATTTTCAGATCGACGGTAGCGGGGGCTGTATCCACGGGCTGAGATATTTCATCAGCTGTAATTGAAACAACTTCCTGGTGAGCCCGATTAACAGAGATTTCAAAAGAATTGATATCAATTATATCTGAAGTCTGAAAATCTCCGCCACTCTGGTTATTGATGTAGAGTTTCATCTGTTTTGAAAAGCAATGGTTACATCTTTCATCATAGGTAACAGCGTTCATTGATGTTTCGTTATTCACTGTTGCTGGAGCTACTAGCTTATTTCCAATAGCTTTTATCTCACTTTCAATCAGCCCCTCACCACCAACCTTGAGTGTCCAGGCATAGGGCTTGAGTGATGGAATTTCCCACACTTCACCCGGCATGCCAATTGCCAAGGTGCCGAATAATCCAGGGTCGCCAGTCAGTTTAAATTTGTGGGTCTTTGCAGTGCCTTCACCGGTCGGTGTGCCAGCCGAGCCAAAGAGTTTGGCAATAAGTGTGCCCAGGGCCGTAGGACTAAAGGACATATCTGAGGTAATGGTCAGGTCAACCGGTTTGTTTACTCCAAGAAAGGCACACTGCCTGATAGGAAGGTCAACTTCTGTTACCTCAAAAACATCTTGGGTTGATTGAAGCCCTGAAATTGATTTGAAGGGTAATCCATTACTGGCTCCGACCTCCACGGCCGTCCCCCAGGTTGCCGCCTTCTTAAAGGCAGCCATCTGACCCTGTTTTGCTAATGTCGTTCTCCATGCTGTCATGTTAGTTCTCCTCTATATTTTTCTTCCGAGGCTCTTTCTTTTCTTCAATGTTAAACACCCATTCGGCAGCACCTTGCTTGACCCAAACCTCTGCTACACCCAGACCAAAAATCTGAGCCTCGTATTCCTGGCCAGGGATAAGAAGGATTCCATCTTTCCCCACCCCAGGACTTCCGATCCACCGGAAAATTTTTTTCTGATTCTTTTGAAACATTTTTTATTCCTCCTAAAATTCCAAAGCATATCTCGAAACGGGGACAGCCAGCTCAAAGAAAGCCAGACCCACATCTGAAAGCACTCCCGAATCAGTTTCCCTCACTTCGCCTGGAGTCAAGGTCAGCTCCATTACACCAAGCGAGCCGGTGGCATTGCTGATATAATCATCATGAATTGCCGCCCGTATTTTCTCAATCAGGTCTTCCATCTCAAGCACCGCATCCTGAAGGGGTGTTTCTTTCACATATCCCCTGATTATTACTTCCATTGTATCCTTCCAACTCTGAGGGGAAGCAAAGCTTTCCATGCCATGAGTCCCGCCAGAAAAAATCATAAGCCAGGGGAAACCTTTCGTCTCTTCCCAACTCATCATCCGCATTGTCACGCCAGCCACACCATCAATCGCCTCAAGGATTGTTTTCACTCTCAGCAATACATCTTTCCGCCAGCTCATTTTGTCACTCCAAGCCTGGCCAGGATATTATTTTCAGATAGCAGAGCCGCCAGCTTTTCTTTCTGTTTATCCATCACCGAGCTAAACCATTTCGAAGCGGGAATATTCACTTCTTTTTTCAAGGCGAAGAGCGGTCTTTTGCCATGCTTCCCGAGCTTTTGAAAAAGAATCAGGTTTTTGTTTTTTGAAAAAGCGAAAAATGTATCCCTGTATTCTCTTGGGAATCCCTTCACGCCCCTGAAAGGAATAGCCAGCCAATCCCTCTTTTTAGGTGTTATCGTTCCACCATCTTCTTGAAGCAGAGCATAGGGGACTTCTGGTGCAAAGACTCCAGAGCCGACGATAATATTAATTCCGGAAGTATTTCTAATTTTCTTTCCGCCTATAGATTTTGCCAATGCTCCCGTCTTCCGCCATACCGTTTTTCTCATACCCCTGGCTTGGTATTTCAATTCCCGCACCGATTCATTTTTCCAATTGTCAAGTTCCTTTTCAAGCTCCGGGGTCAAGCGAGACAACGCCTCTATATCTTTTTTTGCCTCGCTGAAGTCCGCTCTGATTTTCATATTACAACCCGCCTTAATGGCCTGATTTGCTTTCTTACTTCTTCCAGATATTCCTGCTCTGTTTTCCAGGTGGCCGTCCCGTCCTGATATGTCCGGCTTGTCTGGCCAAATCGTCCGGCCTTGAGATTCTGAAAAGCGAAGTGGACATACTGAATCACTATCATCTTGAGCTGGTTCACTACATCAGAGCCGAACCCCGCCGTATAGGTCATCTTGATGTGGTCACTCAATCCCGACTTCCTTCTTATCGACCCGTAGAAAATTTCTATTTCATTTGGATCGATTTCTTGGCCGTCAATCGAAATGGAAGTAATACTTGCAATCGGATAAACCTTTGGATAATACCAATCGCCAGCATTATCTGCCTCTTCATTCTCAATCAACTGCTGAATTAGCTTTTCCGTCCCGAGTTCACGCTTGATAAATCCTTCAATTGTATCAACAGCCAGGCTAATAAACCCCTGATAGTCTTCTGGCGTAATTTCCTCATCGGGTTCAAGGAAGTTCGCAGTCCAGAGTTCGCTCATTTCGTCTCCGGTATTTTCGATCTCACGGCCAGGCAATACACCAGGCCTTTGATTTTTTTATACTCTTCTTCGTTGACTTCGAATGTTTCGGGAAGGTTGTATCGCTCCAGAATTTTCTCAATCATCATCTTCTGCTTTTCGGTCTTTGCCTTCACCATCATTTCGGTTCAGCTCCCAAGAAAGATAAGGCAGAGGGGAGACCGCCCGAAAAAGCAATCTCCCCCTGCTCGTTCACTCGTCAACTTGCGGTATTGGCTAATACTCTCAGGCCTTGCGGGTCAACAGGATATCCGCCCTTCAGGAATTCAAACAGGAAGCCAACCTTGCCAGAAGCAGCATAAAGTTCATCCAGCCTCTGAACAACAACATAAGGATTGTCCGTAATCCAATAGCCCTGGAGGTCACCAAAAATCATCAGGTCTTCGCTACCGGTAGAGATTGCAGAGGTCATGTCAGGACAGGAAATCACTGGCCGGCCAAGAATAGTGTTCGGTTCGGGCCCAATAACATCACCAAAGGCATAGGAGTTCCATTTAATATTTTCAACTGGGGTGGCGCCGGCTGTCACGGCTGATTTGATTTTCGAGAGGAATAACATCCAGGCATCGTTCGTGCACCATACGCCTCTCGACCTGGCATAGGACGGCACATTGTAATAGGCTTTTTTAACATCATCAAATGTTAAAGTATCGTGTGTGCCGAGAGTAACCCTGGTCAAAATTGAAGTAGTATCGGTAGCCAGGAGCCCAAAAGGCTCATTACTCCCTGTGCCATTAACGAATTTCGTTCCTTCGCTCTTGGCCACATACCGGCCAACCAGACCGGCAATGAAATCTTCCAGGTTCACAATAGTGTCAGAGGCCAGCATCTTCCGGCTAACCAGAACAAGGGCAGTCTGAGGATATTGAATAATCTTTTTTGAAGCCAGGAGAGAACCAGAGGTAATACCTTCAGTCCTGGTCCCGGTCTCGCCTGGCCAGGCCACGTCAATTCCAGCATTCTCTTTTACCACATCAATATCGCCAGCTACGGTATTCACAAAAGCATACTGACGGATAGGACTATATTGAGCCACCTTTTCTACGACTTTACCAAAGAGCTTCTGGGGAATCAGATACCCTCCCTGAGCGGCAGTGGTGTTAATGGGATAATAATCAGTTTTCAGTTCCGGGGGCTCTTTTCCGGTCTTTGCCCATTCCCAGAATTTGGCCTCATATTTCTTTGCATCTTCATCTTTCTGGTAAAGGCCCTTGAATCCGGCCGCCTTCATTTCCAGGATTTGCTTTTCCAGGCCTTCGATTTTTTCCTTAAGTTCTTTTCTTTCTAATTCTTCCTTTTCCATTTTTTCTTTCTCCTTTTCATTGTCCTTCAGAGGCACGTCTATCTTGCCATTCTGAGTGGTTTTCTCCGGCTCAGTATCCCGAGTGGTTTTCTCCGGCTCGGGCGGCTCAGTAGAACTAAACTCTGGAGGCTCTTTATCGAAATCTTTATCGAGATTATCCTGGTTCATGTCTTTCCCTTCAACATCGCCAATATCATCATCGGTTGACAATTTCGAAATGTCAAGAGTCTTGACCGTTTCGATCACCGCCGCCGGCTGGGCTGGGAAGGTCACGGCCGATACTTCCCAGAGTTTTATCTCCGTGATTATTCTGCCTCGACCTTCGTCAACATTTTCCCATTTGACCAGCTCGAATCCAATCGATAGGCCATTAACGGCCTGCTCTTTCATCAAGGCTCGGGCCTCTGCCGCTCTCTGAACGTCAAGGATTAATTTCCCATTGGTAATCTTCAGTCCTTTCTCGTCCTCTTCCATCTCGACCCAGCCAATTGGCTCCTGAACCATGTGCTGCCAGAGAAACGGGAACCTCTTTTTTTCTGATAGTGTTTTCTTGAAGGCCCCTGGTTTGATGATGTCGCCGTCTAAATCCTCAAGCTCAAAAACCGAGGCATAGCCCGTGAAGTGTCCTTCATCGTCCGGCTCTGTGAATTTCGCTCGGAAGTTTTTGATCTGAATCATTTTTTGTTTTCCCATCTTTTCCTCCTAATATGGAAGCAGGGTGCATCTGCAGTTGCAAACTTGCTCTGGCCCTGCTTTCGGATCGCCTGGGTAAGCCATTGCCTGGCCCCCGATTATAAAATCTTCTGATATCGGTATAGGATTCTGGCTGTATTCTTCATCTGCCTGAATATGATCCTCTCTAGACGTTGGAAGCATTGAACACAGCCAGCCCTTGTACTCAGTCCCTTCTTCTTTCATCCCTTCGAGCTGACCGAAGTTGTCAAGCTTGGCCGTTTCTGTGAATGCCCAGAGGCGTGCCTTCCATCCGGCCCAATCAATCATATCATCCCATATTTTCTCAGCCAGCTGCATGACTGACAGCGGCGGCTCTGACATCTGTGCCTCTTCAATTATCTTCTTGATTTTCAGTATCGTAGTCTTCGCCACCTGTGTCCCGCTCTCTATCATCATCAGCTCAACCAGGGCGTTGAACTTTTCTCTCCAGGCCACAGGGATATCGTCAGGGTCGGCCTGTTTTTCTGAGAGAAAGTAATCAATGTCTTTCCTGGCCGCTCTCTGGCCTGCTCTGAATCCAAGAATCAACATCTCTTCATAGGCCGGCCGCATAAACTGCTGGTAATCACGGCTGAGTTCTTCCTGGCTGGCATATTCCAGAATTTTCGGTATTCCGCCCTTCTTAGCACAATAATTGAGCTGTCTGGCCACATCCCTTAGCCATTGGTCAATAGCCGGCTCAAGCTTCGCAGCCATTCTGTCTGTCCGGCTCTTGTAAGCTTTCCAGAGAATACTTTTCCTTTCCCGTGGTGCCCAGAATTGGTCACCTTTGGTTGTCAATTGAGTTGGCGATTGCTTGGCAGTTTTTCCTGAAGGCTTCACACTCAGAAGCGGAATATCTGAAAGCGTCCCCATTACCACGTCACCACCAGGCA